GAACTCGTCAGATACTCTCATACCATACTCAACCTTGATGGGCTGAATACTCTTGGTTCCGATCGTACCGCCACCGTTTGACTTTGCGCCGGATTCAGCAACTATGTCGATTTCCTTATCCAGATTGAATGTGAAAACCTTCTCGCCTGCGAACGGAACAGGAACTGATCCGCTAAGACGAGCGAGTGAAGATTTACCACGAACTAAATTGATCATTTCATTTGTAAGTATCTCGGGAAAGAGACTTCCCTTTTCTAATACTGATCCCATATTGTTTCTCCTTTTCTTATGTTATTTGACCATTGATAGACGCAAGCATTGTTGCGTATGCCGCATCCAATGAATTGTTTGCTTTACCGTCCGCCGGAGCATTACTTCTGAGTGGCGGAGCCTGTGCCGGAGCCATATATGAAGCAAATGACTTAGCATCTGCCGTCAGCTCCTCGGCCGTACTTCCGACCAATCTCTCTGCCAATTCCATTGGAACGCCGTTTTCATGAGCCACTTTGACTCGGAGCAAACTGCCCTCTGCCTTTGTAGCTCTGGCTGTTAAGTCAGACACAACCGAATCATGTCCGGCAATCTTTTCATTGAGTGACTTGATAGTATTTGCAGCTTCGTCAAGCCGCTTTTTGTACTCTGCTTCTGATGCAGATGCTTTTTCCTTGAACTCAGAAAGCTCTTTGTCTTTCCGTGCAAGTCGCTCTTGAATCGCCTTGTCAAAATCTTCCTGTGTCTCGATAACCTTAAATTCTGCCATTTTGTTTCTCCTTCCTCTTTACCGTGAGTGACGTAAAATGTTGTATTAAAAAAGCACCCCGGAAGGATGCTCTTTAATAACTTATTGCTTGCCCTGTGGGCTGTTCTTTGGTAGTCATGCAAATCCAGAATGCAAGAATTACACTGTCCAGAACCGCTATGTCTACCGAATCAATCAATGACTTATAGCCAAAACCTCCATTCGTACCAATCGCTCGATGTTCGGAATTGGTCACGATTTCAACCAATGGTTGCTGGCCTGCGTGGATGATAGTCTGAGAAAATATGCCCTGCTCAAACATCGCATTTGCTGTAACAATCTCTTTTACTGTGGGCATGGTCAATATTTTCTTGATGTTTGCCTTTTTTAGGTCATCATCTAATACCTTTTGACCACTTGCACCATCCACAACAACTTTTTTTACTTTGGGATTCTTCAGGAAATCATACATCCATGTATTTCCTTCTCTGACTGCCCGACAATCAATAACCTCGACAAACACCCGACCATCCTTTGTCTTTGATGCTATCGACATGGCAACATTTGTACCATCTCTGCCGTACTTTATCCCAAGATATTTAGTCGCTTCTAATGTCGGAACCTTGAGAACCTTGAGTGATTCCCATTCCTGTTTTGAGATTGCTGATTTCTGTGAATAACTGAGCCATAATCCGAGTCGCTGAATGTTAAAATCAACAGGATCACCTGTCAACTCTGCCCGGATATTACGCTCGGTCAGCATTAAGCCGAGTGAAGGATTGAACTGATACCACAAATCAACATTGTCAATATCTTTCGCTTCATACTCGATTGACCACTCTGACCATCCTGTTTCAGCCGCCTTACCATCTATAATGCTTTTGCGGATTTTTACAAAAACATCACCACCACTGATTGCTGTCGGTGGAGTACCAACCAATATAATCTGCGGATTCTTTGATGCGCTGACTGTATATTTGAGGGCTGATTCCTGTTTTTCAGTGTACTCTTGCGCCTCATCTATTATCAGCAGGTCAAAACCTTCACCAAGACCGCCATTATTTGTCCGGGTGCGGAAATCAATCACTCCGCCGCCGGATATTTCAATATGCTCAAGACCAAACTGTTTGGAAGCAAAGAATGATTTCTCGGGCATTTCCTTTTTCTTTCGGGAATGCTCTTCGTATCCTGCTTTCTTCAGCAAAGTATAAAGCCTGTTGAATGCATCGTGTGATGTGGTGCTTCTGTGGGCTGTGTGGCATATTTTCTCGCCTAGATTAACGATTCCATCAAACTCTCGAGCCGCCAATATCTCGCCCTTACCATTTCGCCTGCTCACACAGATGCAATATTTCATATATAGCCATAAGCCATCATCATTGACCGCCATAATCCCTTTGACTTGCTTTTCTTGCCATTCCATCAGGGATTGTGTGGTCTGTGCATAAAGGTCGATTGCTTCTTGACCTTTAGTATTTGTATACGTCACGTTGGTGTAGGAAGGATCTTGATTTCCGATCCTCGCCATATTATTCCTCCATGCCGTAATTAATCCGTTTATTTATTTCTTCCTGAGATGACTCCCAAGATGATTTACTCCATACATTCTGTGATTTTCGCTCTGTCTGATATGTAACATCGCACCGACAAAACTCATGCCGCTGATAAATCTCTTTAGGAGCTGTTGAATAATCATAAGTACCTTCAAGAGCTGCACACCAATCACAGCAATTACTCGATGCTTCCCGAATAATTACCGCTTTCAATCCGAGACTTTCCCGGAATGCCGCATTCTTTTTGATATAATCATCATGGAACGCTTCAGAATTATTGATTATTGGTTCCTTTAGCCATGTTCTGGAATCATCAAGTGTATTTTTTTCAGCCGTCATTTTGTCAATGAGACCCTTGATACGCTCTTCCGGGAAATCTGCCTTGACAGGTTTAATGCCAATCTTTTGTGCTTTATCAATTTCTGTCTGAATGGCTGCGTTGATTTCATTTACAAGCTCATAATTGTTCTGTAAATGTGGCACAACTGTTCGCAAAGCGATATTGTAATATAATCGCCCATCAGGTAACGCTTCCCCGGTCAAATTATCGAGTAAAGCCTCCGAGAGATGTTGACCGACTCGTTTCGAGTACTCATGGCCATCTTTTAATGTTGCTGTGCCATCCCTTATTTTGTTTGCTATCCTTGTCAATTCCCGATCACGCATCGAATACTTCGTGTATGACACACTGATACGCTCATTTAACTGTGGCACAATATCTGTTGCCATATCTCACCGCCTTTCCCCGCTTATAAAAGGGCATGAAAAAAGAGAGCCAGCGGATTAGCTCTCTCACAGTTTGCAACCTGTGCCATGCCCACATAAAGGGATTATCCCTAAATGCCTGTTAATTCGAACAGCTTCTCTTCCGTCAGATAATCTGGCAAAACTTCACCAATCTTGATAATGGCATCTCCTATTGAACCGAGCATTGATACATCTGCCGGGAACGCAGGCGTCCACAAAATGCCTGTATTGGCAAGCTGTGTCCTCTGATACTTGTAATTATCTCTGATACATGCCGCCAGATATCCGACATTGATAAATCCCTTGCCAAATGATTTCTGAGCCGCCTTGACCGTCAACCGTAGATTTTCATGCGCTGCTTTAATTGCGTCATAGCTTGACGGATTATCACCCGGAAAACCAAGGTCATCGAGTGTCAAGCCAACTTCACCTGCAAACAACGATGCAAACATCTTGAGCTGCTCAACATGCGGCTGCATACTCTGTTGCATAAACTGTCCGAGTTTCACATGGTCTGTACCATCTTCATTCAGCGAGAATTTCATCATGGCCGACATGGCGGCTGACCATTTATTGAACTGTTCTGCGTTCTGGTCAACTCCTGTTACCCATTTCTGAGGGAATGAATAAAACTCTGCCGCTATCTCTGACCGTTTGATTGTTCTAAGAGCTGAACCAACCAATGACATACATGCTCTCGAAATCCTACTATGACCAAATCCCCGAACCGCATCGGGCCGGAATATTACAGGAACCAAGCACGGATATGGTGCCTTATTTGGTCTTGTATCAACCAGCACGCCATTCTCATAGTATGCTGTGTATTCAAACGTGAAATATGCCTCTTTGTTGACTAACCCAAGCTGATCACGCTCAAGAACAGCATATCCTTCGGTCAAAAGCATCGTGATCGGATCAAGTATACCTGTCGCATTGGTGCCATCAATCACCTGCAGTCTCGGAAATCCTGTCGAATCTTCCGAAATATACACGAAATTACATGCCGTGATTAACGCTCCAAGCATAGCCGAATCAAACAGAATATCCTTGTTGTTAAGGTCATATATCTGTGTCAAGTCGAATACATCATTCTTAAAACTCTTGATATCCAGCCTATCAACCAATGCATCAACGCCCTTGCCGCACCATCCTACAACACTATTCCATAGTTTTAATTCCGGCGGAGTGCTAATACCAAAATCAAAAGTGATGTTCTTCATATCGTAGAATCCATAGCGCATCAGGCCACGGAGCCGCTTCATTGCAAGTTGATTTTGCAGATAAGGTATACCTTTGTAAGTCATAATCATTTCCTTTGTATCAACAGTGAGACATTTTGCGAGATAAATGTGTA